CATGGCTACCGTAAAGAAGACAGCTCAGTATTACAAAGACAATCCTGCAGCAGCAGAAAAGAAAGCCGAATACGATACTGCCTTCAATGCGTCGTCAACCCAGAAAAAAAGAAGAGCTCTTAGAAACAGACTTAGACGACTTTTCAAGAAAAAAGGAAAGGTCAGAAAAGGCGATGGCAAAGACGTCCACCACACAGGGGGTAACTCTGTCGGCACCGCCACCGTAATGTCTGCATCTAAGAACAGAGCCATAAAATAACTGCATGCACCTGTAGCTCAACAGGATAGAGCAGCGCACTTCTAATGCGCAGGTTTCAGGTTCGAGTCCTGACAGGTGTACAATTTAATTCATGAGTACTTTAATCGAAATCGAGGGTCATGAGGAACCTGCTATCGCAATTTGCCCCAAGGGTACGACGGGTGAAATTGTTTCAATTGGTGATCTGGACATTGCACTTCCCGCTCAGCCTCCCAAAAAGAAAATTGCGGGATATGGAAGAGCAAACCACTTGCAGCTGTGGGAAAGGACTCCTATGCCAGAGGAGCTGTCTAGGATTAAGAGTATGGACGAGTGGCTCGAAATGCCAAGGGAGTTCCGACAGAAGTTTTCTCCGTATATCGAGGAGGAGTTTAGACGTCGGCGTGAGGGTTTTTGGTTCTATAACGACGGTACACCTACGTATATTACGGGCAGGCATTACATGATGCTTCAGTGGACGCGGATGGATATCGGCAGTCCTTCGTATCTTGCGTTCCAGCGGGACATTTTTTTGCACATGGCTGCGTGTGAGGCCGACCCGCGATGCATAGGCCAACTTTACACCAAGTGCCGTCGTTCTGGGTATACCAATATCTGTTCGTCAATCATAGTTGACGAGGCAACACAGATTAAGGATAAGCTCCTTGGGATTCAGTCAAAGACGGGTAAAGACGCGCAGGAGAACATATTCATGAAGAAGGTCGTCTACATGTTTCGGCACTACCCCTTCTTCTTCAAACCCATTCAAGATGGAACGACCAATCCGCGCATGGAGCTGGCTTTTCGCGAGCCCTCTAAGAGAATCACGAAGAAGAATAAGACTTCGCAGACGGGCGAGGCTCTTAATACGGTAATAAACTGGAAGAACACCACCAACAACGCATATGATGGAGAAAAACTCCACATATTGTATCTTGATGAGGCAGGGAAATGGGAAAAACCTACGGACATTCGAGACGCCTGGAGAATTCAACGGACGTGTTTGATCGTCGGGCGAAAAATCGTCGGAAAAGCACTAGTCGGAAGCACAGTAAATCCGATGGACAAAGGTGGAAAAGAGTACAAGGATCTGTGGAGGGACTCGAATCCTTTAGAGAGGAACGCGAATGGGAGGACTAGGTCTGGATTGTACAGACTGTTCATTCCTGCATACGATGCGCTAGAGGGGTTTTTCGATAAACACGGAAGAGCTGTGGTTCAAGACCCAGAAGAACCACTCGAAGGTCTTGATGGAGAATACATTCAGATTGGAGCTAAGTCTTACCTCAAAAACGAACGTCAGGGTCTAGTCGATGACCCATCGGAGCTGAACGAGGTAATTAGGCAGTTCCCATTCACCACTGACGAGGCATTTAGGGACAGCGTTCAAAGCACCCTGTTTAACATAACGAAGATCTACCAACAGATTCAGTTCAACGACGAGTTGTACCCAAACCCTGTGGTAGTCGGGAACTTTACATGGAAAGGCGGGGAGAGAGATACAGAAGTTGTTTTCAAGCCAGACCCCAACGGTAGATTCCATGTGGCTTGGATGCCGCCAAAAGACCTTAGGAATCTTAGCAAGTTTGAAAGGGGCAAGAGGATTGCTCCTAACGTACACTTAGGTGTCGGAGGCGTTGACTCTTATGACCTTGATGCAACTGTTGACGGCAGAGGTTCAAAGGGCGCAATGCACCTTTACAACAAGTTCAATATCCACCATCCGTCGAATATGTTTGTGCTGGAGTACGCATCTCGTCCACCACTTGCCAAGATCTTCTACGAAGACGTACTGATGGCTGCTGTGTTTTATGGATACCCCATCTTAATTGAAAACAATAAGTACGGTATCGCAAGATACTTTGAATCAAGGGGGTACGATGGCTACCTACTTGGCAGACCTTCACACCTGTCTGCAGGGTCTACTGTAAATCGCGTAAAGACAAAGGGTATCCCTTCTAACTCTCAGGACGTTATCCACGCTCACGCCCAGGCTATCGAAGCTTACATCCATGAGCATGTGGGGATCAACCCAGATTCTGACGAGTTTGGGAAGATGTACTTCAATCGAACCCTAGAAGATTGGATTGGTTTCAAAATTGACAATCGAACAAAGTACGACCTTAGTATTAGCTCTGGTCTGTGTCTTTTGGCCGCCCAAAAAGAAAAAGTGAAGCCTAAACCGAACTTCTCAGAGAAGCGTTTTTTCAGGCGTTACAACGTAATCGGCTGATTACTTATATTTGCAAAAGGTAAAATGGAATTCCCAAGTAATGCAAGATACAAAAGGCACGAGTAAGGGGTTCCCAAATCCTCTTGCGTCCCCTGAAGAGAAGGCGTCTCAGGCCTATGGTATACAGTATGCCAAGGCTATTGACGCCCAGTGGGGTAGAATGGTGGATGTGGGGAGTCTTGTTGGAAAGCGAAACAGGATTTTTGCTCGTAGCAGGGATTACGCTATTGGTACTCAAGACACCAACATCTACAAGCAGCTGCTCAACAGCCTCGACCCGATGGGTGGGGACGGCAGCTTGATGAATCTTGACTATACCCCAGTTCCCATTCTGCCTAAGTTTGTTCGCATTGTTGCAAACAAGATTCTGTCAAAGGAGCCATATCCAAACCTTGAGGCCGTTGACCCACTTTCAACCTCAGAAAAGAACAAGCAGAAAAGATTTCTGAAAGCTCAAGTTGCCAACAAGAAGTTGTTGGAACAGTTTCAGCAAAACACTGGTCAAGCATTTGGGCAAGAGCCAAGCAGCCTTCCAGACTCTGAGGAAGAGGTCGATGTGCTGTATGGGGAAAATATCAAAACAGGAGGTGAGATTGCTGCTCAGATAGCAACCAACCTTACTTTGTCCTGGAACAACTTCAATGACGCTATCTACAGACGGTGCGTCAATGATCTTGTCACTCTTGGTATGGCGGTGGTGAAAAGATCGAACGATCCAAACACTGGCATCAGAACAGAATACGTAGATCCAGCGCTATTCATCCACAGTTACACAGAGGACCCTGGGATGAACAACCTCAACTATGCTGGTCACATTAAAAAGATCTCTATTGCAGAGCTGAGACGGCTTGCTGGCGACGAGTTATCTGAGGATGACCTCAACAAAATCGCCAACAAAGTAAAGGGTACCAACGGTAACGATGCCAGCAAGTACAGCACTAAAAAGTACGATCAGAAGCTAGAGACCATGACGTATGGGTACGATGAGTACACCGTCAACGTTTTGGACTTTGAGTTTATGACCGTAGAGACCATGCACTTCGAGGAGAAGGAAAACAGGCATGGTAATACCAACTTCTTTTACAAGGGGTTTAGCTACAAGGAGCAAAAGGGATCTGTATTCCAGAGAACACCACATTGCATGGATGTAAAGGTGGTGTATGAAGGGAGCTATGTGCTTGATTGTGGTTATCTCTTTAACTACGGCAAGAAGAAGAACATCCCAAAGAATATTCACGATTTGTCTCAGGCCGAGCTTTCTTACTCAGCGGTTGCGACAAACATTATGGATATGATTCCAAAATCCATGGTAGATAGCTGCACTGGATTCGCGGATATGCTTCAGCTTACTCACCTTAAGATTCAGCAAGCCATTGCAAAGGCTAAGCCCGATGGTTTGATTATTGACATTGAGGGACTGGAGAATGTTCAGCTCGGAAAGGGTGGGGAACTTCAACCTCTTGACTTGCACGACATCTACGAGCAGACTGGTGTCTTCTATTACAGAAGCAAAAACCCAGAGGGTGGATTCCAAAACCCACCAGTCCGTGAGATTGGCAACAGCATCAGAAACATCAACGAGTTGATTGGATTGTACAATCATTACTTGCGGATGATTCGAGACACAACAGGCATTAACGAAGTTGTAGACGCTTCAACACCGAAAGGAGAAGCCTTGGTTGGTGTTCAGCAACAAGCTATTGCTGCTAGCAACAACGCAACATACGACATCACAAATGCATCAATGATCCTGTACAAGAAGGTTTGTCAGGATATTGTCAAGTGCATTCAGATTCTTCCAGAGGAGTCTATTATCTACCATTCCTACAAGAGAGCTCTCGGAAACGAAAATATGGATGCTCTTACATCGTTCTCAGAACTTCCAATGTACAACTTTGGTGTGTTGGTGGTAAAAGACATGGAAGAAAAGGACAAGGCATATCTGGAGCAAAACATTCAGATGGCCCTCCAGCAGAAAGAGATTGATTTGGAGGATGCTGTTGCTATTCGACAGCTCAAAGACGTAAATCAGGCGGAAAGGCTTTTGATTGTTAGAAGAAAGAAGAGAATGAAGCGAATGAGCGAAATGGCTCAGCAGAACTCTCAGCTTCAAAAGCAAGAGGCTATGCAGGCTTCTCAGATGGCTTCACAGCTCAAGATTCAAGAGGCTCAGGCAGAGGCTCAGCTTGAGATTGAAAAGATGAAAGTCAGAAACGAGATGGAGGCTCAGCTCGAGCAGGTAAAGCACCAGTTCAGAAAAGAGATTGAGATGATCAAGGCTAAAGCCACTCTTGGTTTCAGGGAAGAAGATCAAGCATTCAAAGAGAAGCTTGAAGTTTTGAAAGAGGATAGAAAGGACGATAGGCTGTCCAATCAAACCGCAGATCAAAGCAAACTTATTTCACAAAGACAGGGGAAAAGAGACGAGGTACAGCCTGGTCCAACAAACCTGGTAGACAAAATCTTTAAGGACTAATGGCAAAGTCGGTAAACTTTGATACAACGGAGATCCTGGACATCACTTGCAGGGAGGGCGATACGTTTTCAATGACTGTGACCCTAAAGGATTCCTCAGGTACTGGACTTACTTTTGTGACTGACGAATACGTCTTTTACATGCAAGTAAAGAGCGTTTTGCCAACTGGCAACAAAAGATCTGGAAGGCAGGTCGAAAGAGTAGTTATTCAAACCCCCACCATCGCAACGAATGAGAGATCGACTGCCCTTTTGTTTGAAGACCCGACTATTGATGATAGCGGGAACGTTACAATTGAGGCATCTGCAGAAGTGATGAGCGCGATTAAGCCTGGGACTTATGTGTATGATATCAAGTATGTCAAGCCAAGTGCTACTGGGCTGGATACTCACAAGGGGGTGTTGAGAGGAAACTTCACCGTAAACTCACAGGTAACTGATGTGTACTAATGTCAGTATCTGTAAGCACAACAGCTGGTACTCAAGTAACAGTATCTATTGACGGAGCTACTCAGCTTTCGTTTACAACAGAAGAATCATCTGTAAACGTAGTTAGTGGGACCACTGCTTCAGTTGAAATAAGTGGGAAGGGTCCAAAAGGTGACGCTGGTCCAACGGGCCCTCAGGGGCCTTCAGGTTCTGATGGAGCTGACGGAGCTGATGGTCAAGGAGTCCCTGCTGGTGGGGACCAGTATCAAGTTCTTAGAAAGGTAAGCGGAACTGACTACGACACAGAGTGGTCTTTTTCAGATCGGGTTACTATTGAGGTGAGGTTCGACGAAGCTACCTCTAAGGGAGACCCTTTATATATTACAGGGTATAACAACGGTCAAAACAGAATTACTGTAGCCAAAGCTGACGCAGCTGATTCAGCTAAGATGCCCTCTATTGGATTGGCTAAGGATGATTATTCTCGGAACGACAACGGTCAGGCTGTGTGCATAGGAAGTCTTGAGGACATTGACACTCAGGTGGCTAATGACTTTCAAGAGGGGGATGTGGTTTATGTTGCAAGCGGAGGCGGCCTTACAAACGTAAAGCCCACTGGAACAAACCTTATTCAGAATTTAGGTAAGGTGGGTAGGCGTCAGCAAAACAACGGCGAGATTGTCGTGATGGCTATTGGTCGTTCTAATGACGTCCCTAATATTCCTGACGGTCAGATTTGGATCGGTAACGGGAGCGGCGTGGCAACACCTACGGCCTTTGGGATGGACCTAGATCCCACCCCACAGCTTGGAGGTGACCTCGACGTCAACGGCAATAAGATTACATCTGCTTCTAACGGAGACATCACTATTGATCCTGACGGAACTGGCGCCATCATCTTGAAGTCTGACGACATTCAGTTTGACGGAGGAGGTGTCTTTCAGGGAAAGATCAAGCTCTATGAGTCTGATGTCACTGGATCTAACTTCGTAGCTCTTCAAGCTCCGCTGAGTCTTTCTGCGGATACAACGTACACCTTGCCTTCTGCTGACGGAACTCAAAATTACGTCCTTCAAACTAACGGTAGTGGAATTTTGTCTTGGGCTGCGACTTTGCTCCCAACAAACGCTACTCACGAGGGGACGTTTGAGCTGAAGCCTTTGAGCGGGGGTAGTGATGCACTGCTTGCTCTCTATGACGATGCTGGTGACAACTACATCATCCTTAGGGCACCTGATGTGCTTACTGCCAACACAACGTTCGTTCTTCCCGCAGCTGACGGTAGCGCAAACCAAGTTCTCAAGACTGACGGTAGTGGGAATCTGTCCTTTGTCGATCAGACAACTGACACGAACACCAATCTTGGTAATTCTGATCAGACGCTTTCTGATGATAGAACAATCGACGTTGATGGAAACAACCTCATCATCGAAAACTCTAGCACTGAGATTGCTAGAATTTTTTCTAACGGATACATTAGGGGGACTGGCAGGCTTATAGTTGACGGTAACGGAACGGTCGGCGGAGTAGTTAGAGTCTCTGATGCTGATTCTTCTAATTACGTTGATCTTCAGTCCCCAACAACTCTTAGTGGAAACATAGCTTTTACACTTCCATCAGCAGACGGGACAAGCGGACAAGTCATTCAAACTGACGGAAGCGGAAACCTTTCTTTTGCTAGTAATGGCCTCCCCAAACCTCTAGCCACTCTTGCTGGTAGATTTCAGTTTGATGCGGATGACGACAATAGAACTATTGTAATAGGAAATAGCAGCTTCGGTACAAACTACTACATCTGGAACACAGAGGTCTTTGACACTGTTGGGAGCGGAACAGTTGACACCACAACTCAAAGTATATCAAATACATACGGTGGTCTTTCGTTTAGGGTTCCTCAAACTGCCAAGATTCGATGGGACTGGCAACATAGGCCTGTAAATTCGAGTGGATACTCCAAGGAATACAGGGCTCAGATTTGGAGTGTTTCTTCTTTTGGCTCTGGTATCGGAGGAACCAACTGGACTCTTAGGGCTGACGAAGTGTTTACCTCAAACAGCACGACTGGAGGTTGGCTGACCGACACCGTGACAACAACTTCTGAAATATCTGAAGGCGATTACGTAATGTTTGTTGTTGGTCTCAATAACCAGACGATTAGCGCAACAACTTATTTATCTTTTCAGAGCACAGCAACACTTACCGCATAATGGCCACCCCTCAACAAGAACTACAACAGCTTTCTAATTCGGCAACGAACCAAGAAATCATCGACAAGATCAACGAGATAGTTAGGGCAATCAACGAGGATCTCTGGGGAATCGTGTCTTGATTATATTTGCATTATGGCCACAGTCAAAAAAAGAAAAGCAAAAATGCCCAAGATGAAAATGGGCGTTCACAAGTCGAGATCTGGTGGTTTGACGGCCAAGGGGGTTGCCGCATATAGGAGGGCAAATCCTGGGAGCAAACTCAAAACAGCAGTAACAGAGTCAAAACCAACTGGAAAGCGCAAGGCGCGTAGAAAGTCTTTCTGCTCACGCATGTGTGGGATGAAGAAAAGACTGACTAGCGCTAAGACTGCAAGGAACCCAGACTCACGCATCAACAAGGCGCTGAGAAAATGGAACTGTCGCTGCTGATGAATACTGTAAAAAAAAACAAGGGCGGTAAGCTGAAGGTCAGCAACAAGAAAATGTCTGTCTCACCACCATCTGGATATCACTGGATGGAGGATAGAGGCAGATATTTCTTGATGAAGGGGGACTATAAGCCTCACCCAGGAGCTGTAGCTAAAGCCCAATTCAAACTCGTGAGTCATGGCTAAGATGAAAGTGAAAAAGGATGCCTGCTACCATAAGGTAAAGGCAAGGTACAAGGTATGGCCATCGGCTTACGCTTCTGGCGCTTTGGTGCGCTGCAGAAAAGTGGGGGCCAAAAACTGGGGAAACAAATCTAAGGGATGAAGAACGAAGGACTACGTAAGTGGTTCGGCAGAAACAAGGGCCGTGGATGGGCTGACTGCAAGGCTTCAAAGAGAGCTGGTAAGTTTGTTCCATGTGGCCGCAAGAGTGCTGGCGAACGTAGAGGAACAGGCTATCCAGCTTGTCGCCCTACCGTGGCCCAGTGCAATCAAACTGGCATGAGGAGGAAGAAGAGTTCCAAGCGCGTTTCTTGGAAAAAGGCTGTTGATGGCATGCGAGTAGTCAAAAGCAGATAATTACTATATTTGCAAAAACAAACATTACCTAAAAATGGCTACTACTACTGCATCAGTTACAATTTCTAGTGGAGACCTCACTGGAGACTCTTTGTCTTTGAGCTCTACGGCTACCCTTACCAAGGCTGGTAGCGCTACTGGTTTGGACCAGACGACGGGTGTTGCTCGCAAGTTCTTTGCTACGGCACAGACTGCGTACAACCTCATCGCTGCTTCGGACTATACTGCTGACAAGGCTCACAAGGTTTACATCAAAAATACATCAACCAGCAACTCTGAGTTTATCACTGTTGAGGTAGGGGCAACGAACCTCTCTCTCGGCAGACTCTACGGAGGTGATTGGTTGTTGATCCCTTACGACGGAAACAACGACATCGACATTGATACGTCTGATGTCAACATGACCGTTGAATATCTCGTAATCTACGAAGCGTAATGGCTAGTGTTCGCGTCACACTTGGGATTTCAAGTGCAGACGTTCTGAGCACAACGCTTGGCCTTAATGTGGCCACGACGCTTGTCGCAGACTCTGGCACTATGATCCGCGCCAAGGTAGCAGCTACCACTGGTGCAGGAAGCGGTATTACCGTATACAAAGCAGACGACAAGGATACGTCGGCTTACGTGTATGTAAGCAACCTCGCTACCGAACACGAAGATTACATTTACGTCTATAACGACACCGACTCTGACGCTTCTGTAGCTAAGATCGCTGGTGGTCAGTTTGCCTTTATTCCTGTTGCAGTAGACAAGACCTTTAAGGCATACGGGACCAAAGTAAATCAGACGATTGAGTACGGTGTGTTTGGATACGATAACCCAGCTAACACTCTCGGATAATGGCAACACTAGCTAACCAAGGAATGTCCAATCAGATGGCGTTTGGCCAGCATGGTAGTGCGTACATTGATACGGCAACTACACTGACCCCGCCCACTGGAAAGGTAATCGTAGCGATTACTTTCTTGGACAACAACACACCTACTGGGCTGGTCGCAGAAGACCCAAAGACGACCTTTAACACTGCAGAAGCATCTCATAATGAGTCTACAGCAACTTCGGTGGAAGGTACGGGAGGCCTTGTTCTTGCTTCACAGGCCTTCCCAAAGGGCTTGACAATCTACGGCAGATGGACATCATTTACTCCATCCGCTTCTGGTTGCATCGTCTACTTCGGCCCGTCGAAATAATCAATGAAATAATTCAATACAATGGAAAACGCAATTCAACCACAAGAAGAACAGTTTCAGAAGGCAGAGATCTTTGACACTCCAGAGCAGCTTGCTGCTAGTATGGCCCAAGACGCTCAGCCTCAAGTAGAAGCTCAGCCCGAGCAATCCCAGGAGACCCCATACGTAGATCCTGAGGCAGCTCCAGAGCCTACTACACTTGAACAGATTACTGAATCTGCTGAGCACCAAGCTGAACCTCAACCCGAGGCACAGCCAGAAGCTCAACAGGAAGAAGAATATAGCGATCAGGAAATCGAAGCAGCGGTCTACACATACCTGAGCGAAAGGCTTGGTAGAGAGATCAACAGTTTCGAGGAACTGAATCAACAACCTGCTGTTGATGAGCGCGTACAGGCTATTGCTGACTTTGTAGCCGAAACAGGCCGCAAGCCTGAAGACTGGTTTACGTACCAATCCATGAATCCGACCGAAATGGACGACCTCACGGTGGTGCGCGTACAGATGTCTCAGCAATATCCCAATCTCTCGTTTGATGAGATTAACATGCTCGTTGGCAACAAATACAAGCTGGACCCCAGCATTCACAATGAGGGGGACATCCAGATGTCTACACTTCAACTCAAGATTGATGCAACGGACGCTCGTGGCGAAATCGAAAAGATTCGTGAGACGTACAAGGCACCACTTCAAGAGGAGACTGTGCAGAAAGCAGGTCTTGGACTTGATGAGAATTGGATGCGGTCGATGGCTACCGAAACGGAAGCTATGGAGGCCATTGAATTCGATCTCGGAAATGACAAGACATTTACGTTTGGCTTGAATGATTCTCATAAGCAGAATCTGATGAGCCGAAACAGAAACCTTGATTCGTTCTTTGACGGTTACGTCAATAGCGATGGCTCATGGGATTACGACAAACTAAACTCACACTTTGCTGTTATTGACAACATTGATACCATTGTGGCATCAGCGTATCGTCAGGGCTTGGGTGATGGGCAAAAGACTGTTGTGAGCAACGCGGCAAACATCTCTACGGATACTACGCCGTCTTCATCCCAAAACCTTAATCAGGAGAATCCCTTGGCCGCACAGGTCAGAGACCTCCTTAGAGGAAACACCTCTAAAATGACTTTCAAAATCTAACCTAGAAAACTAAGCTATTATGGCTGATATTCTTTCAGGGCAGCCAGTTGTTGATGGTGCAGCAGCAGGCGATAACCCAGGGGCGTTTAGAATTACCCCCGAAACTTACACCACTCTTGATACTCTTATCAAGACCACGAAGGACCACGTCCTTCCTGACCTCGTTGAAACTTACGGTGACCAGGGTATCACTGGCTTTTTGAAGCTCACTGGAGCTATCAACAGCGGTGGTACTTCTGACCAGTTCGACTGGTGGGAATTGGGTCGTCGTCACTCTACACTCGCTTACTCTGGTGTCTCTATCTCTGGTGGTGACACTTCTGCTTCTATCAATACTGCTGCCGTAAAGGATGGCGTTCAAGTCAATGACGTTGTCATGGACAAGGACTCTGGCCGTCGCTTTATTGTTCAAGCTGGTGGTACAGAAGCTGACGGAGGAACAGCCCCTGCTGTCTTGGTCCGCTTGGACGGTGATGACTTGGAGGCTAGCGATCTCGGCTCTTCAGGTGAACTCATCAAGTTGGGCAACATGTACGCCCAAGGCACCAACCAGCCTATCGCATACGATGACATCGGTGTACGCAAGTACAGCAACTCTTACATGATCGTTAAGGGTCGTTACGAAGTCAACGGATCACAGGCAACCAACATCGGTTGGGTGAACGTTGGTGGTGGTGACTACCGCTGGTACATGAAGGGTGAGCAAGAGGCTCGCGCTAAGTTCGAGGATCAAAGAGAGATGATGTTGCTCTTCGGTGAGAAGCACGACTCTTCTAACGGTCTCGCCTTGGCTGACGATCTCGCTGGTTCTGAGGGTTACTTCTCCGCTATTGAAGACAGAGGTATCGTTGTTCAGAATGCTAACACGAACCCTATGGACAGCTTCGCTGAGTTCGATGACTTGATCATGGAGTTGGATAAGCAAGGTGCGCCTTCTGAGTACGCTATGTACTTGAACAGAAAGCAAGACTTGGCTATCGACGACATGCTTGCTTCAGGTATCGCTACTGGTGTCACTGCTGGCCTCCCAGGTCAGTTCGGTGCATTCCAGAACGATGCTGATATGGCTGTCAAGTTGGGCTTTAAGTCCTTCACTCGTGGCGGTTACACGTTCCATAAGCACGACTGGAAGTTGTTGAACGACCCAACGTTGATGGGTGCTTCTAACTTCGTCCAAGGCGCTATGGTTCCTTTGATGAACGTTACTGACGCTCGTTCTGGCGTTAGAGTTCCTGCTCTCTCCATGTTCTACAAGGAGGCAAACGGATACTCTCGTGAATTGGAGCACTGGGTGTCTGGCGGCGGTGTCTTGGGTCACACCAACAATGGTGACCTCGGTACTGACCAGGCTGTGTTCCACTACCGTTCAGAAATTGGCTTGTGCGTCCGTGCTGCTAACCAGCACGTAATGATCAAGGGATAATATAACCTGATGATGGGAGGGGCTTCGGCCCTTCCCTAAATCACTAAACCTAATCATTATGGCATTTAGACAAACACACCAAACTCCTGGATCTATCCTTACCTCAACTAAGGTTACGGTTCACGAGCCTATTGTAAACAACACTGCTAAGACTGTGTACATCGAGCAGCCTAAGGACACTATCGTTGATAACGTGTTCCTTAGAACTGTAGGTGACATCACTTTGGACGATGCTGTTGACGTGACATTTAAGTTTGGAAACAGCTCAGACGATGACAGATTCGTTGAAGCTGCTACAATCCTTGATGGATCGGCCAGCACAACGCTTCCTAACAACAGTGTTTTCAAGTTCACCATTGCCGACGACGACTATGCTAATCCAGGCACTCCGACCGCAAGCACTGGTCTTCTTCAGTCAGACAATAGGGTCCTTGAGGCAACTATTACTTCTGGTGCAGGAGATGCACTTTCAACAGCTCACGGGTCTATTGAGATCCATGTTCAGTTCAGACACTTCTAAAAACAAAAAAAATGGGATCTATAGACCAAATGGGTGTCAAGCGACTTACCGCTGGAGACCTTAGATCAAGAACAACACTTACAAGATTCGAGTACCTGCCTGAAGGAACAGCAGACACCGACATTATTGAACTCGTATCAGGAAGAGAGTACCGCTTTGGTACAGCAACTGGTAAGCCAGGTGCGACTGACACAGATACTGCAATAACGTTCAAGTTGCCCGTTCCTCAAGGTTCTGGAGAAAGAATCCGTGTTGAGTTCACTAACGCAGCCGTTGTTGCAAAGTTGCTCGGCATTTCTTCTGCTGATCCTGCTAACGTAAACATTAGCTACAGCGTTTACGAGAGCGGAGATCACGTGGAAAGTGCTGATACTGCGACTGGAGCTGACGGAACTGACAACACTATGGTTAAGCTCGCTGCGAGCCACTACAAGATTGGTGATTACCTCGACTGTGTTTCAACGTCTGCTACCAACTGGCTTGTAAAGATTCAAGCTTACGGTAATTTGATTGCTGCTGGAGACATTGCTCCAGATCCAGGAAACGCTGGCGGTTACATCGACTAATCAAAGTATACT